CGCTGTGTCCACCCCCAGACAGATCAGGAACCAAGCAGTCGCGACAGGCGATCTTGGATCTCAGCCTCAATCTCAGACGCTGTGCGGTGTGTCCCTTCCTCTTCAATCACCTTATCACTGAACATTGCCACCGATCTGCCCAATGCCACCAATGCCTGAACCCTTGCGCTATCTGATCCTGCGCCCAATGCCTCATGCTTCAACTGTTCGGTCACAAATATTCTAAGCCGTTCGTCTTCAGATGCCTGACGTGCGGTGATCTCACCTGATAACGCCTCTATCCTTTGGGACACCTTGGGGTGTTGCCTCAACTTGCATGCTTCAACCCATACTGAACTATCCTTCATCTTTTCTGCGCTGTACGCTGATCGATAGGCATCAGTGAGTGTCTGCCCCTCACTTACCAACTTGGCGAAGGTTTCCTGTTTGCTAGTGAGGCCATCCGATGCTGGTACTAGTTTAATGATCTTATCTTTGTCTTTATCTCTACCCATTATGTATTCCCTGTGTGCCGCCAGTATGCGCTTGCGCTTGGGCGTGGTTTTGGTCTCGCCGTTCAATTGTTCTATATAACTTTACCATTTACGTCCCCGAAACAACACTGGCAAAGAATAACCAATAATGCCGATTACTGGCGTTTTAAGCCTCACTGAGCGCCTTTAGGTATTCTGGCTTATAATCACACACGGCTATCTTCCAGAAGCCGCCAGTGACGATTTCGACCTTTAACTGTTGCATATATGTCACACATATCCATTAATGACCAAAAAAAGCCATTAGGGGGGGTTGACAACCATCTGCGGCTATATGACAAAGGGGTTCACAGCCCCTGATTTGGCAACCTTCGGCATTCTGGTAACCAGCCCCAGATCTTCTACCTCACGGAGTGGTGAGGCGATGTCACCCAGCCCACCTGTCGCGCTTGCGATGGGGCAGTTCGAGATACAGATCGGGTGTGACCGCAGTGATGCGCTCGCGCTTGTGGGGCGGTAAATCTGGCAGGGGCGTGAGTTCCTGCGGCTGGGTTCGGGGCAGGGTAACTTGCCCCCCTGTCCATGGCGATTGGTACGCCATGCTGAAGAGTAACCACGAAACAGGAGACAACGATGTCTAAAATTGCAGATGCTAAACTCACACCTATCCGCCGCGAGGCACTGAAGACCTTGGCTAATCTTGGTTTCATCAACTTCGATGATGCCTTCGAGATGGCAATGTGCGGATGGATGAATGTCCAACAGGTTAAGGATGCTATCGCATGCTCTGACAACCCTGCATATTTTGACCAGCGTTTTGAGTTCAAGGGAGAATAACCATGAAAGAGATCTTCAAAACATTTAACGATTTTCTTAATGAAATTGATCGTTTCGAAAAGGTCGTAGGTGACCGCGCTGGCAAGGTGTTCTGCACCATGTCACGCAAGCCTATCGGCGAATGGAAGACCGATGAGAAAACTTCACAAATTGAAGTGATCTGGAAATAACACCAACCAACTGCAATTCACAGGAGACTATTATGCAGGACATTTTTAACACTCAAAATTTCGACAACACCATGGCAGACATTGCCAATGCTGAGGCATCCATTGCTAATTTGCGCGGCGAGAACAAGGCACGCACCATGGAGAACAACGCGAACACCCAGCAGATGAATGCCCATAAGATTAACCAGTACGTCAGCCTGATCGTGGCGATCTCGCCAGTCGGGTTGGTTGGCAATGGCAAGAACAAACGCCTTCCTGCCACAGTGTCTAAACAACTGAGCGAAGAGTTGGGTGCATACATCAAGCCAGCCACCGCCAAGAAACTGAAAGAGAACAGCGTCAAGGCTCGCCACAAGTTGGGCATTGGCGGCGACAACGTAACGCCCGAAATGGTCAGGGCAGTGTTTGATGATCATGAAATTGATAGCGAGAAAAAACTCATGGATGCTGTCGATGGTGACGCTGGCAAATCTGAGATGTTTAAACTGGCAGAAAAGTTGTTCGGCAAAGAAACCGTAACTGGTTCATTCAAGCCATCCAAATACGATGCGATGGATTGGGCTGAGTTCGATGATGCGTGCCGCGAGTTGAAGGCCGCACGGCTTGCATCAGATGATGCGGCGGCAAAGGCTATGGCTGATGCCGCATCTGAAAATGAAGTTGTGGACAAGGTGCTGGGCGCACTTGATGCCGCATAACGCCACCTGACGATGACAGCATGAGAAACTGTCGAAACACCCCTTCGGGGGTGTCGTGGCATCTCGCCATATAACCAACGCAAACAAGGAGAAAAGTTATGCGTCTTACTCAATCAAAAGCCATTGTCGAGGCTTCAATCGACAGCCAAATCACCAACGCCCAAGGCCGCGATGCAATGCGTCCAATCCCATACCTGATCGGCGGTGCTGGTCTTGGTAAAACTACTGTTGTTCAGGACATCGCCAAAAGCCGTGATGTTCAGTGTCTTGTCGTTTCGCTTGCTCAGTATGATGCTGGCGAACTTGCAGGATGGCTGGTCAATGATGGTGATGGTATGAAACGCCTTCGCCCAGACTGGATGCCTTCGGAAGGTGAGGGCATCCTCTTCTTGGATGAATTGCCTCAAGCACCAGTCGCCAACCAGAACATCGCCGCACAAATCGTCAATGAGCGGCGTGTCGGTCAGCACCGTCTGCCTGATGGCTGGGCTATCGTGGCGGCTGGCAATCGCACCAGTGACCGCGCTGGTACAAACACCATGCCATCGCATCTTAAAGATCGCCTGATGTTCTTGGAGATCGAGGCTGACCTTGAGGATGCCATCGGCTACTTCAATAAGGTTGGTGTCGATCAACGCATTTGTGCGTTCCTGCGCTTTCGCCCAGAATGGTTACATAAATTTGATCGTGATGCCAATGCATCGCCATCGCCACGATCATGGGATAGGGTGTCATCTGTCATGGGATGGGGGCTGGATGCAGTCTGCCAGACTGAGGCAATCGCTGGTCAGGTAGGGCGTCCTGCCTGTGCAGATTTTCTTGGGTTTCTCAAGATCTATGACACCTGTCCAGATCTCGATGAGTTGATTGCTAATCCTGAGATTGCAATGATCAGTGAAGATCCTGCGGTGACATACGCAATCTGTGCTGGTCTGGCATTTAAGGCAAATCAAACCAACCTTGGCAAGATCATCGCATACCTCAATCGTCTGCCTCAGCAAGAATTTTCTGCCTTCGTCATCAAGGATGCGGTGAGCCGTGATCCTGAATTGAAAAAGGTTGAGGCTCTTCGCCAGTGGGCGTTGACCAACGGTTCCGCGCTTACCCTTGTGTAAGTTATATAGAACTTTTTTATGGAGACTAGCATGGATGCTAATCTAAAAATTGCACGGTGCAAGACCAGTCTAATGGTCAAGCACCCCTTCTTCGGTAGCATCGCACTTGGATGTCATTTTGTACAAGATGATAGCATCGAGACGATGGCAACCGATGGCAAGAAGATCATCTGGGCAGAGCCCTTCGTTGACCGTCACAGTGAGGATGAGATCAAGGGCGTAATCGCTCATGAGGTCATGCACATCGTGATGAAACATCATCTGCGGCGCGGTGATCGTGATCATAAAAAATGGAACATCGCCACCGACTACGCCATCAATGACATCCTCACCGATGGCGGCTTTGTCCTGCCAGAAGATGGCCTGTTCAGTGAGCAGTACAAAGGCATGGCGGCAGAGAAAATATTTGACCTGTTGCCTCAGTCTGATGGCGGCGCGGATCAGCCATCATGGGGCATCGTCATGGATGCATCCAATGAAGACGGCTCACAGCCCTCTCAGGGCGATCTGGAGCAGATGGCGGCAGATGTAGACCAGCGTGTCTTCATGGCGGCACAGGCGGCTGAGAACGCTGGCAAACTACCATCTAAGATTAAAGAGATGGTGTCGCGCATGCGGCGTTCTCAAGTTGATTGGATGGATGTGATCCGCAGATTTGTTGGCGGTGATCAGCCAGAAGATTACACATGGCGGCGGTGCAATCGCAAAGTGTACTACACCCAAGGCATATACATGCCAGCAGTTGATCGTGTCGGTGTCGGTGACATCGTGCTGGGCTGGGATAGCAGTGGCAGTGTATCGATGCGTGAGCAGGAATATTTCCTTGGTGTCTTCAACCAGTTGATTGAGGATTTTAATCCGCGCTCTATCACATTGATCGTCTGCGATGCTGAGGTTCAGTCTGTGACTGAGTATGCTCAAGGCGAGTACATCAACGGTGTCGAGGCCAAGGGTAGAGGCGGCACTCGCGTCATGCCTGTATTCGATTATGTCTATGACAATCAGATACCATGCGATGCTATGGTTTACCTGACTGACATGGGCATCTTCGACTATCCGAATGAAACACCAGATTACCCAGTGCTATGGGTATCAACCGATATGGATTGCAATGATGCACCCATCGGTGAAACAACAAGAATACAGGTGGCGGCATAGTGCCGCCATCTTAACCTCTTATGATTGGAGACTACAATGAATGAACAATTAAAAAAGAATTATCTATCTGCGATGCAGTGTAAGAAGGCAATCAATGACATGGCAAAAACTTGGGAGATGCCAAACGATTTGGTTTGCCTAATCCTCAGGGGGAGAAGCAAATTTGACATCAGCGTTGATGTTGATAAATTCTTTGATGAACATTGCTTCGGTGTTGAGAGTGCTGTGGTTAAGTACATGCAGAGTATGGTCAATCAGGTTAGAGACTATCGCCAATTTGCCAATGCAAAGACATCAAAGAATACCTTCAACCCAATGAAAAAACATGCAGACCTAACCTTCGCACTTGCACAACGTGTTCTGTCGGATAATTACATACGGTGCATGGGTCTTGGGGTGGTGGAATCCAATGCAAAGGACACATATATTGAGCATGAGAAAACTAGCGATTACACATGTACTAATCGTGTGGGTCTAAAGTTGACTTGGTATCGCAACGTGTTCTTAGAAGGTCTTGCTATGCTGATGTCAGGATCAGGCAAGAGGTTTGTTATGCATGCAAAAAAGGCAGACATAATTTTCGATGCACTGCCAGAGACTGCCACTGCCTTCAAGGTAAAGACGGTCACTTGGAAAAAGAGTGTGCCTGATGTCCAAATCGGATGGCTTGTGGTGCATAACCATGATAGCACTGACTTGTTGTCAGATAAAGGCGAGACGCAGAAGGTTCATGCATACTCAAAAAACCTTCAGTCTGCCATTGAATTACTAAACCGCAGAACCAAGGCGTTCGTCTTGGGCACACTGCTCGACAATCTATAAGGAGATAATCATGATTAGTTGGGATAACGCACCTGAATATTCATACCGTGGCATAAGGTATCTGCCACATGTTGATGATTACTATGACGCTGAGGGCGCTTTGGAAAACCGCAAGGTATTTCATGACTGCTATGAGGAAACAAAACTGAGCGGCGATTACGGTGTGATCGCGCCCATGTTCTCAGCAAGCCACTCGCCGTATGAGTTTATGGATGAGGACACATTCCAATACCATGTAGACATGATGTTACATGAATGCCCACACTGTGGTCGCGCATCACTTAAATCATAAGGAGAATGAAATGATCTGGCCTATAATTTTTGTATCCTCTCTGCTCGTTATACAAGCAGGGATGTCTGTCGCTGAATTGCCAGACACCTATAGCCTTGTGCTGGGTTGTCTTGTTATGCTTATTGGCATGCTTATGATGATTACATCTGCATATGCCATGTCAAGATCAGGAAGGTTTAGAGATGAATGAGTACGCTATTATTATTCTCACCACCTTTTCGTTTAACGGAGAGGTGACATCTGAGTTAGAGGCTCAGTGGTCTGATCCTAAATTCAAAACTCATGCGGAGTGTTCAAGTTACCTTGATGCAAACCACTCTGACTTGCATTATCGTGTTGAAAATTTCTTCGGTTCATGGAAGAATAATCCAAAGATCACATTGATTTGTGATGAGCCGCACATTAGATTTGACAACCAGTTACCCCGATAGGGTTGGTTAACGCATGTGTGTAGGCGTTTAGGTCAGTGTTGCCTATCGGGGTTTCTCCTTTCCCTCACTGACTAGCACACAGGGAAGAGCGTTATTGGTGGCGCTCTTCCCAACACCAATATTATGACGGCCAATAGTTTTAATTTTATTAATTAGTTTTATAGAACTTTTCAGTTTCCTTTGGACTGCCCACCATTGGGAGACATGTGTAAGCCCTTGGGCAAGGCAACAGACCCCCGACAAACGGACATGGGGGAGAAAGGAAAGCAACATGCTTTCAGTAATCTCAAAACAGCGCGGCTTGAACTCATCGCTCGATCCGTCAGATCAGATTGAAAATCTTTACTCACTGATCAAGAACCCACCACAGAACTCTCGTGTGATTGAGGTCACACCGTTCTTGGCGGAACACATCCTTGAAAACCTCAACATCGGAAACCGTACAAAGAAGACGGAGAAGATTAAGACATACGCCAAGGACATGTTGGGCGGCAATTGGTCTTTGACTAATGCCACTTTGGCCTTTGGCAAGGATGGTTACTTGAAGGATGGACAGAACCGCTTGAGCGCATGCGTTCGCGCTGGCAAACCGTTCATCACTCACGCCATCTTTGGCATTGATCCAGAGTCGTTTATCCACATGGATGTCGGCGCGAACCGTTCAAACATGGATGTGTTCACCATCATGGGCGTTCCTTACCCATCGATGACAGGCTCTGTCCTTCGCCACATCGTGGCATACAAGAGCGGTCATGCAAACACAAAGAATGTTCGCCTTACGAACGATGAACTTCGCAAGTTTTACGTTGATGAGGTTGACACTAATGTTCTTGAGAAAGCAATCAGGCTATCTAAGATCACTAAGAAAAGCACATTGATCCCAGTGCCGCCTCTTGCGGCGTTGTTCTACATCGTTGCAGAGAGCGGCGATGATGAGAAGGTATGCGAGTTCCTAAACGATCTCGCGTCAAACCATGGCAAGGGTGTGCGCTCACCAGTGCGTTACTTCCTGACAAAAATTACTGAGATCCGCGTTGCTAACCGCAACAAGGTGACAGCAGATGTGATGTCAATATTGCTAGCGCGAACATGGATCAACTACCTCAACGGTCGCGCATCAACTCGTGCAGACATGTCGATTGATAGCAACAGCATGATGCCTAACATCTAGAACTACACACATCTGTGTAATTCTAACACATAAAAGAAGGGGGCGGTGATTAGCCGCCCCCTTTAGTTTGGGAGGAAACGCATGACCTTCATGCAGGTTTTATATTATTGATATTATTCAGCCTCGTCAAACCTTTTTCTCTCTTCTTCAAAACATTCTACGGCTGCGGCAACATACCCACACTTATCAAGCATACTATCCCAGTGACCATTCGTAGTCATAACGCGAGCCGTTTTCACCAGATCCATCATCAACCCATGATCTGTCGCTGATATACTTTCCCCATCTTTCAACTTATCTCTAAGATAAATTGTCCAGAAATCCGCTATCGTTTTCCAATTCTTATACGGAGATCCATAGTGATCCCCTCTAGCATCAATCACATCCATAGCCTCACCAAGTATTTGTTTACCAAGTCTATCCATAATACTTCCCCACTATATTAATCAATCTTTTCATGTTTCCATTAGCCTCAACCCACATCATTTGAACCTTGGTCAAAGGCACATCCTCAAGAATACTTCTCAGTATTTTATAAACTTCCCGCCCCAAATTTTCTCTCACCTCTTCCAAAACTTTTCTCACCTTGCTTCTCGCCATCGCATATTTGTCGGTGTAATCAGAAGATGTTCCCTTTACTTTTGGCTCAAATGTTTGAGCACGCAATCCTATTGTTGAGTTATAATGCTCAATCATCATGGAGTCCAGCGTTTGATAATGATCAAGTTTAATCTTCTTCGAAAGCAATAAGTTATCTAGAACTTTTTGATCGATTACCCTCACTCGTATGGAGTGTCCACCACCTATGAACTCTGGCCTTACAAGATGACGACGATGTAATTCTTTAGTGCCGTAGTCTGATTGATTACTCATTAGAATGGTACATCCTCTGGCTGATATTGCGGAACTTGCATTGGCGTAGGAAAGTCATCTGTTGGCAGGAAATATGTTGATGTCACTGGGTCAAAATAAATCTTTGTGTCGCCCTGTTTACCAACCCAAGAGAACCTGCATTTCCAAATGTGAACCTCTGACTCAGATCTTTTAGGGTCAGGTCTGTGGACAGTCAATCCAATGTCTGCCTTCGCAAACCAAGCGGCTGAACCTGAGATATCATAACCCTTCGGCACAGGAACTTTACCGTCAGCGCCGCGCAACATCTTTGTTGGGTGTGCCACAAACCAAAGGTGGATATCGTGAGCCTGTGCAAACACGCGCAACTTAGTCAGCATGTCTGAGATCCAATCTGTCTCGCTGATATCCCTACTCTTCTGAATGTAATTGTATGGGTCAATGATCGCGCCCTTCACACCGTGTCTCATGACCGCCGCCTTTAGTCGGTCAATGATGTCATCGATAGTGGCAAGCGAACCGTCAGCCTGATAGAGGAAAGTAAAGTGTGATTGAATGAACTGCTTACCGTAGTCCAAGTCATGCTGAGACATACGCTGTGTTGCCCCAGCAAAGAACGGCTTGCGTAAATATTTTGATATCAACTTTGCTATATGAAGACGGGGTTCGTTTTCGAAAGAACAAATAGCAAACTTCCAGTCATCGTTCTGAGCCATGTTAATCATAATCTGATCGATGAACTCGGACTTACCTGACGATGGGTGTCCTGTCACCACAGTCAACTGTCCTTCAACCACAGTGTAGAACTCATCGACATTGTGGTAGCCAGTGCTTGCTCCCTTCCCCATGCCATTGTTATAGATGTCATCAACTGCATCATAAAAATGTTCGGCATCATACAGTCCTGCAACAGGCCACGGGGTTGCTTTGTTAGGTAAGTTCTCTAGAACTTTTTTCCCATGCTTAACTAGAACATCGTTGGCATCCTTGCAATCATCGGGGTATGACACTCGCCAACATCTATTCTTGCCCACCCTTCTGGCAATCTCTTCTGCCATCGCCTGACCAGCTTCATCTGAGTCTGTCGCAATGATAATCTTATTCGCTTTATCCAAAAACTTTTTGGCGTTCCAAAGGAACTGAAACTTGTTGTCGTTAGCTGGCTCAACTGGGCTGTCATTAACCTTCATGACCGCTCCGTTAGGCACAGATACAACACTCTTAAAACCTGCTTCCATGAAGGCAAGTACATCCATCTCGCCCTCGCAAACTATCAAGTCGTCACCAATGTCCACATTCTCGATGTTAAAAAATGTTTGCGGGTTGCTCTGGCAAGAGAACCCTTTATCTTTTATCGCCCTAATCTTTGCGGCATACTGTTGCCCATCGTTTGAATAAGGGAACACGACACATGATGTCTCACTTCCGACAGATCTGATGTAGTGATTGGCGCTCTTTACCCCAGCAGTCTTTGCTGTTATCTCGCTAATCCCCCTCGACATTAGCCATGCGATAGCGTCTTGATCTAACTCAAGCCAATTCTTTTTAACTGCTGGTGCAACTGGTGTCATCGTTTCCCTCTTAACTGGTTTATAGTCTTCCCTTAATTTAACGGCGCCAGAATTTTGACAGTGCCAACACTGATACAGAACTTCTTCTGACTGAACTCTGAGCGAGAGGGTTCGTTCCCCCTTCTTCTTTCTCTGTTGAGAACAAAAAGGGCATGAGACTTTGTGTTGCCCCACACCCAGACGGATCGCATTACTGCGTAAACTTTCATCAATACTCATAGCGTTCCTCCACGAACACATACAACGATATTGCCAAGCGGAGAAACTGTCAAGCCAGAATTTTGATGGTTGTTAGTTACTAGTTATTACTAGTTATAAATATATATAAATATATACTAGTTATATTATATTAATAATTAACTATTACATCTTTTAGTTTTCTTCCCTTGTATCTGGCAATCGCTGGTTTAGATTCCAAGATGTCAACAAAGTGTTGACGCATTCGCTCCGCATTGAGCGCGGCAAAGTCGCAAACGGTTTCGAAGTCCTCACTCTCCAGCCATCTGATCACTTCCAGTTTCGGTTTCATGTCGTCCAGATATGCGTCTGAGATCGCTTGGGACATTACCTGTCTCCAAAGCCGACACTCTGATGACAGTTCTTGGTCGGCATTTGTCCAAGCCCCAGTATATATGCTTCTCTTTGACCTGTCTGTCATTCTCGTATATGTATCCCTGCATGCAATCTAATATTAAACTCTCATCAAGATCAGGTCTCCTTGTTGAATAATAAATCAACATCTCAACGCAGACATCGCCAGTAAATAAATCTTTTATCTTCTGGCATTGCTCCCCAAACTGCTTCACATAATTTCTAGCCTTGTCAGATTTAATTGACACAGGGCGCCCTTTTATCTTAACAATCTTTCGGCTGTTAGCCTTTGACGCTGGCTCTCCTTCTATCACAAATTCATGAATTTTTCTCGCCATTTATTTACCTTCATTTTTTAATTGACATTGTTGGTCATACATGGCATTTAATGATCAAAGGAGGCAACCATGCAGTATACAAATAACCATAAACTACCTGACGCTTTTGTCAATTTCGCAAAGCGTGACAACTATTCGAAGGGCGCGGCAGATATCTCTGTCACCACCTTGATTGACAGCCCTCGCGTGAGGCTTATGAAGGAACACTATGCCAGCAACATGACAACGGATGTTGTTGATATGATCTGGCCTTTGTTTGGCACAGCCGTTCATCACATCCTCGAACAGGACGATGGCGAAGATGTTGTCAGGGAAGAGCGTTTGTTTTATTCAGACGGTGAGTGGGTACTTTCAGGTGCTATCGATCATCAGCGTATGAATGGGAACTCAATTGAGATCACGGACTACAAAGTAACTAGTGTCTGGTCTGTAATCTACGGCAAGCCTGAGTGGGAAAACCAACTCAACACATACGCATTCCTTGTACAAAAATCTAAAGGTATAAAGGTTAGCCGCTTGCAGATCTGCGCTATCCTGAGAGATTGGAACAGGCGTGACGCAGACAACAAGCCTGACTACCCACAAGCCCCAGTGGTAACAGTGGATGTGCCACTATGGTCTGACCAAGAGCGCATCAGATATGTTCATGAGCGCCTCGCCTACCACAAGGGGGCGCAGATTACATACGACATGGAAGAAGAACTTGAAGACAAGTTTATTTTATGCACAAGCGAAGAACGATGGAGCAAGCCCGATGCGTGGGCTGTAAAGAAGAAGGGCTTGAAGAGAGCCATGCGTGTCTTTGATAATGTCAATGACGCTAACGATTTCTCAGCGGCACAAACTGTGCCGACTGAAATAGAATACCGTGCTGGTGAACACACACGGTGTAAGGGCAACTACTGCGGTGTTGCTGAATTTTGCTCACAGTATAAAGGAGAATTGGAATGAGCAGTGTTTGGGAGACCTTATCTAAAATTGATGTCAGTGAACACACTGAAGAAAAGAATGGCTTGACTTATCTGAGTTGGGCTTGGGCTTGGGGATGTCTGCTTGGACATTATCCAAACTCTACATTTGAAAAGCATCTGCATGAGGCAGATGGTCGGCTTGTGCCGTACATGAAAGACGATCAGGGCTTTGCCTTTGTTATGGTAAGCGTGACTGTGGAAGAGAAGACGTTAACTGAGGTCTTCCCTGTTCTTGATTTCAGAAACAAAGCAGTAAAGCACCCAGATGCTTTCGCTGTAAACTCATCTCTTCAAAGAGCCTTGGCAAAGTGCATAGCCATGCACGGTCTTGGTCATTACATTTACGCTGGTGAGGATCTTCCTGTCGGCGCTGAAGAGAAACCATTACAAGTAGATGTTGTCAGTAAGGACGGTAACAAAGAGACCGCATCTGATTGGTCAACTGTAGCGGTTGCATTTAAGACATTCATTCCTGAGTGCGACACAGTAGATAACCTTAGAACATTCTGGGGTTCAAACAAAGAGGCTATCGATCTTCTGAAGAAGAATGATGAGGCTCTTTACAACGAAGTTCTACAGAACTTTTTATCACACAAAGAAACTCTTGAGCCAAAAGGAGAAGCGGCATGAGTAACTATGATCCATCAGGCGCGCTGTTTGTGAACAGCAAAAAGAAATCTGAGAAGAGTCCAGACTACACAGGTAAGTTGGAATTATCTGACGAGGTCGTGAACGATCTTGTGTCTCAGATGGAGCGTGGCGTTGAGAAGCCACAGATCTCTTTGGTTGGTTGGAAGAAAGTCAGTAAGGCTGGCAAGCAGTTCCTATCAATCATCGGGAATGTGTATGAGGAGCGTGGCAATGGCGCCGAACCTCGGCAACAGCAGTCTAACAATCTTGATGACAATGTTCCGTTCTAAGAGAGTTCGCTCTAAGAAATATCTACAGACCCTGCGTGGGCAACCTTGCTTGGTCTGTGGGTATGGCGCAGAGGCACACCACATCATGTTCGCAGAGCCTAATTCTCTGGGGATGAAGGTGGGAGACAATTGGTGTGTTCCTCTGTGCCACTTTTGCCACATGAAGTTACATGCTTTCGGTGATGAGAGAAGTTGGTGGGATCTAAAAGGCGTAGACCCACTTGCTTGGGCGAAGAACAACTGGGAGAAGTTCAATGGATAAATTACATGAACGAGTTGGCCTTGCTATTTACGAAGCCATAAAGCGTTTTGAGGAGCAAGGTATTGAGATGTCGGTCTCTGATTATTCAGAGGTGGCAAGACAAGCAATCTGTGCAATGAGATATCCAAGCACAGAGATGATGGAAGTAATACAGCATCTGCCAAAGTATCACAACAGAATGGACATGTGGTGTGCCATGATTGATGTGGCGCTTGGCAGGATAGTGTTGAAAGAAATGGGAGATGGAGACTACTATGAAACAATCGATTGAAGAAGACCTTTGTTACTTGCCTACTAACAGGCTTTGCAGTTTGAGTGACAAACTTGGGGATGAGTTTTTCCCAGACGACATTGACAATGTGTTCAAGCAAGAGATCATCACATACCACCGCATTGCTGGTGGCATTAAGAAGACTACATTCGTGAGGAACTTTGTTGGCAAAACACATCATGACAGTACAACGCAAGAGATAATGATGGCAGGGAGCGCGCCATGAGCATTGAAGATACCAAGGCCATACTCGAAATGATTAGGACGCCGCCAAAGATAGAGACATCTGTTGGCAAAAGAAGCAACAGAAGGTATGGGTCCAACATGAAGCGTGGAGATTTCTATGGCCTGAAGAAAAGGCGTGTCATAAAAGATCTAAAAGAACTTGAGGGGAATGTAAAAGATGAATGACGTTAGAGATGCTACCGTATCATTTGAGGCAGTCAAGACATCGATGTCTCAAAGTAAAGCAGGGACTATCCTGCGTCTTGCCATCCATCCAAACGAGGTTCCCCCAAGTCTACACACTGACTGGGTTGGTTCACGCTACATGGTGGCGCTGGTAAAGTTAGATGACCACGATCAACCTGAGATCCCTCAGCACAAAAGGGAGACTGACGCTATGGTTGCATCAGCAGGAATGCTGTGTCGCAACTTTGACTTTGCTGATTACATTTACCGTCAAGGTCTGATTGAAGACTACGACAGTATCGATGATGAGAAGAGGGAGAAGCAAGTGGTGCATGGCCTCAGATCATATCTTGGCATTGAGAGTAGATCAGAGCTTCACAATAATTCAAATGCGCGTGAGCGCTTCAAACAACTACAAGAAGGATTTGAGTCATGGAAAATGGGCAAGTCAGCAACGGCTTAGTAAACATAAGGGGTCTTGCCGACATGCTGTTGGTGGACAATACAAGGAAGGCCAAGTATATAATAAAGCAGAACGATGACTTCCCAAAGGCTATATACCTCAGCCCTCGCAACAGATGTTGGAAGGTTGAAGAGGTTAAGAAATGGCTTGACATGAAAAGGGATAGTTCTATATAACTTAACAGCACGGAAACGTGTTCGGCTGGTAAAAGCGGTGTCGGAAACGGCTCCGCTTTTACCTTATTCCAGCGTCATACATAGTCTTGTTGGCCTCTTTAACCAACTGATTAATCCTTTCATTGATCTTAGCAATCAGTTCAGTCTTCCTTGCCTCTGGCATAATGGGATTGTTTCTTATTGTGTTCTTCTGTCTGATCAATCTGTTCCGAGCGTTGTCGATACGCTTGACATTGCCATATATACTAAGCAATGTTTCATACTCAGCACGGACACGGCGTATGTTTGCTGGGTCTCTGTATGCCATTGCTGTCTCAAGTTCTTTACGCGCGCTCAGGATCTTATCCCTGTTCTCAATGTAAACTCCCACATCTTCATATGATGATGGGGAGATTGTTAGTTTGCGTACAATCGGCAGTGTTCGAGAAAGATCACCGTCAAAGTCGCCAGCCAGAGCCTTGGTTACATTGACCGGAGTTTCAACTGACCTTCTTACAAACGCACCAGCGGCGCCAGTAACGTAGTCAAACCAAAACTCAAGAACATCTGGAGAAAAATCTATATACCCCGGAGTTACCTCTGTTCCTCCGGTCAAAGAATTTATTTGCTGTGCGATAGTGCGAGCCACAGGGCTGGTGTTGTTCCAGTACATCTGGCTGTCTGGCTTTTGCAAGCCAAACGGAGAGCTAAACTTGTAGATTGGGTCGCCCTTGTAGTCCTTGTTTACCATTAGCGAAACGAATGGGTCTACTACAGTGGGAGCCGCAATGTTTTCCCAGTCTTCAATTCCAGAGCCAAGAGGGTTTAGGAGTTCAAGCATAGTGCCTGTAATTGTTTCGCTCGCCTGACCAACGGTGTACTCACCACGCATAACACGGCTGATTGAGCGCCCTGTGTTGGTCGCCATGTTAAGTCCGTAGGCAAGTGGGATCTTAATAAACTTGCCGCCAATAACTCCTGCAAATGGGTTAGGTAGAATAAGATTATGCTCAAGAGTGTAGTCACTTAACTCGTCATAGTCGTTCTTACCGTCTCCATCCTCATCGTCAGACAGCGCACCCATCAACTGGTCTTGAAGCATGCCATAAATAAACATGCTACCCCATAATGCTCTTACCTTTGGCGAGCGAACAGCCGCATTGGCTAGTGCCATCGAACCTTGAAGTGATGCGTTATAGAATAGGAACAGGCTGTTCATGAGAACCTTGTCTTCGCCACCCTTGGCAAAGTTAACAGTCACATTCCTTGCCGCTTGTGCTGCTCTTTGTTCACTGTATCCTCGCTTGCGTAACGCATCAAAGGTTGCTATGCGAACGCCGTTCTCAACCGCAGTGTTGTAGTCTTCAAGGAATTTGCCAAGTTTGCTGAAGCCATTCTTTACCAAGCCAAGTTTGCCAGACTTAGAGTCTCTACCTATGCCATCAACAATACCTTTGAGTTGCTCAACCTGATCTTGTAGATCTGACATTTGGTTGGTCGCGTTCTTACCGCCAGCCTTCACAAACTCTTCGTAGATTCTAGCCCACTCACTATCCTTATTGCCACGAAGCAACCCAGCGATGCCCTTCACCGCTGGCAATGCGTTCTTAACAATCTCTCTTGTTATCTCTTTTTCTTCATACTGATTGATGTTAATTGCTGCTGTCTCAAGGTCACGGGCAAAGTTAGATATAACAAACTCTGGGTTCCAAGATGTGTTTAGGTTTGACAGGACGCGATTAATTTTTCCCATAAACCTAACAAGGCTAGAAGATTTTGTTGGCGTCATTGCACCCTTCAGGGCGCGTGCGATACGGTCATCAAAGATTTCGATATGCTTTTCTTCACCGTTTATTTTAACAGTCAAGATGTTGTCACGAATGGAGTCATCATATTTGTCGATGACCTCACCATAGTTGGATGTGTCAATGTCCCTGTTTGTGATCAGTTCATAGAAAGCCTTACCAACCTTGTTGCGCTCTGCCTTCTGAACGGACTGTTGATTCTGAGCCATCAAGTTAGCCAAGATGTTTACGGCATAACTATCACCACGTCCTTGCATCCGCGCTTCAAGTCTACCCCTTGAACCATACAGGTTGGGCGAACGGCGCGATGAGTTGCGGTAATCTTGAGACGCCTCTTCGTCAGGCTCCATTGTTCCACGCAGTGGTACATAGTTGCTGAAGTTAGTTGGTTGCCACTTGCCCTCTGGGTCAGCCTGTACAGTCGCTGGGTCTGGGATCAAGTCTCCATCTTCGCGTATCTTGTTAGTGCTTTGAACGATGCCATCTGCAAATGATGCAACAGTGTCCAGTTGAGAGCGCAGTGTTGGATCTTGCTTTGCCACCCAATCCATAATAAAATCGGCTTCTTGATCTGACATACCAGAGCCAACGCCGCGCTTGTATTTATTTAAGATGTACGCGTTACGTTCTCTTGCGTGCCGTGCATACAAAAACGCTTCAGCAAGTGCAATCTTTGGAGACTGATCCTCTGCTAAATAATCTCTAACAAATTTAGAGCCAGAGGCAAGCGATGAAAGGCTGGTATCCGTAGCGTCCAAAGCCTTCACGCTTTCAGCAAGAGGCTCAAACAATTCCTGCTGGTTCTTTTCAATCTGATAACCAGCACGTCCTTGCGCTAGTTCTTCCTGTAGGTAAGCATCGTGGGCGTCAACAATGTCGGCGCCCTCACGGCTCAACTCGTCATAAAGTTTACCCACTGGCAACAGTGCATCTTGATACTTAGTAAAGAACCTTTCAGACAAAGCCTCTGCTCTGTCCTTGTCAGTGACTATACCAAGAGCCTTAGGGATCTTGTAGGTGGCTATACCAAGAACCTTGGACAGCAAACCTGATACGTTGTTGTAAGATATTTTGGCTGTCTGCTGGTCTACTCGCTCGGCAAGTCGAGAGTTGCTCATACTGTATGAGCGCTCTGGTACTAGCGCTATGCTTCGCTTTCGCTCTTGGTCAGAAGTTCTTGGGCTTCCTTCTTCTTGTCCATCTGTGATTGGAGTGACATCACCAGATTCCTCAGTTGAGAACGTGGAATTTGCCCGATCACGGACGATGACTCGGTCTGCTTCGGGGAGTGCTTCTGCGATTGTTTCGACATCATAGCCTTCCTTTTGTAGTAGCGCTATAGCGCCATCAATGTAATCGTTGTCATCACCAATGCCCTTCCTGACACCGTATGAATAGAAAAGATTCTTTTCAGGATACCACATCAGCGCTTGGAAGTCAGCGTTGTTGATATCAATACCAAGATCTTCCTTTAGAATCTCTCTGGCACGATTGGTAATAGCGCGCATTGCTGTACGTTGCTTTGCCGTGCGAGGATCTTCTTGCATTTGAGTCGTGAAGTTTTTAGCCGCAGTATCAGCCGCCAACAGTAACTCTGATTTCTTTGGCTCGCCATAGCCAGCCTTAATCCTGCGTACTCTGTAGTTCTGAAACTGGTTGTTTAACTCTATGGCAAACTCTTGCACGTTTGCATCTGTTACTATGTCGGCGTTAATAACATCAAGAGATGCCTTTACAAGTTCAGCCTCTGCCTCTCTGAGTGGCATGTTGTTTACGGCTTTTAATACTCGAGCCTCGTTGTTCGCAACGGTTCTCTCTGTGACATTTTTGAATGGCTCGCCAGTTATGCGGTTAAACATACGCATCCACCAACGATCCATGGTGAGTGTTTCAAAGTTGCCATTTAAGTTCTGATAAAAGCCCTGACCAATTTTAGGGCCCATGATATAAGAGACATACACTTCAGTATCGACAGACTCTTTGGCGTCCACTGTAATACCAAGCGCTCGTACAACATTGTTCTGACGCAGTTCACGCACGGTCATCTTCTGGCTTAGAAATTCCTTGATCTCTAAGTCGGTGTAGCCCATGTCTTTCATGGTGTTATACAGGGCAAAGGCATTAACCATTGAGCCGCCCTGATTGCCAAAGCCCTTCTCAATAAACTTGCCAGTTTCTTTCCAGTTCCTGTATTGCTCTGCGGCGTACTGCCAGTTTGGTATCACGCCAATACCGTTAGATGTTACAGCGGTAGCGTATTGATACGCGGCTTCATCAGCAGTCCCCGGCTTAACATCTGGGAATAGGACACTGGTAATTCTTTTGGCAAGGCTAAGTGTTTTGTCATACCAGCCAATAGCATTTCCGTCTCTTGAATAGGCGGCTTCAGCCTCTGCCGCAATCAGAGTAGCAATCTCTTCCCAGTTATTTGGATCAGACCAGTCAAGAACAACATTGCCCCTATCGTTTTGCATATTCTGTGCAGCGTCAACAAGTATTACCGTGTTGTATGGTGCTTGTGGTATGTAGTATCTGTTCTCTGGGTCACCTACCTCAGTGTTAACATTACCAAGGCTGGTAAGTTTGTACTGCTCAGGGGTGAGCCTTGCGATAGAATACTTCGGCGCCTCAGATAAGTTAGGTCTAACTTTTAACGGATTAAATACTGCGGCAGCAAGACCCATAGGACTGTTCGCATAGTAGCCAAGATAGCCACTATCCTTAATCAACTTCTCAGTCATGGTTGTCGCATGATTGGAGCGATCTCTCGACACAGTAAGATGATCTGGTATCGTTGCTATTGCTTTGTCTTTGAAGTTCTCAGGGTCAGCGTCCCAATTGTACAAAGATTCAAGAGGAACCTCTGTAATGTACATAGAGTCCCCAATGTTCCAAGAGTCTTTGGACTTGGAGTACCCTCCATCTTCCCCGACATTCAAGCCATAGTAACTGCGAGGTGGGTATATGGATGAGAAGCCAACACGGCGCTCACGCTCGTCACCACGCATCATTACGTTAGACCCCTGACGTTCTGGGTCTACCGTATCAATATCTTCTACGCTTGAGTAATGAGTTAGTCTGACTTTGCCGTCTTCGTTGACGCTCGGGACAGGAGCGACTGAGCGCGCGCGTATCTTGCCTGCATCGCCAGCTTGTCCTGCTCCAGTTCTTCCGACTCGACCAAGGTCTGACCTGCCAACTCGGCTTCCACCGTTTGGTCCATTTGTTTCTTCAACGATTCTTCCATCTTCAATCTCCAAGTCTGGCGCCACGCCCTCGTTCACAACGAAGTCAGGAAGTAGCGTAAGTTTCTGATCAGCATAAACTGTTTCGCCCGGGTTGGCACGGTTCTGATCACCATATGGACCGTAGTTAACCCAAGAGTTTTGACCGCGGGTCTCTGTTGTCATAGCCCTTGCGGCAAGCGGAGAGTACATGCGAACGTGCGCTTGCCATGCGTTCTCTTCGCCACGGGCAGTGAAGGTCGCGCCCTCAAGCCCATGCCCAAAGTAGTCGTGGACAATACGGAATAAGTCATTGACCGTCACGTCAAGACCATCAATTCTTTCGCCAACCTTGTCGAGCAATGGATTCAGAACCCTTTGCTCATCTGTGATTTCCTCTACACCAAATCCATCTTCAGTTGGGAATACCCACATATGATTGTTGTCACGGATATCAAGCAACACATCACGCGATCCGTTCGGGTATGGGTTGTCCTGACCTTGCTTGATAAACTCAATGTTGATACCAGTGTCTTTAATAAACTGCCATTGCGCTTTGGTCTCATCAGCCATAGCCTTGTATGCGGCGCGCACATCTGGATCTAGAGGAGAGTCCTCTGCCTCTTGGAAGGCCCCAGCAATACGCCGCGCAAGATCTTCATTGACTTGTACATACTCAGCCTGTCTCCGCATCGGCATGCCAACCGATTTAAGGTAGCGATCCTTGACATCATGAACCACATCAATCGGGCCAAGTAGATTAGATGGCGTGTTAGGCAGTCGAGCAACTGAATACTTGAAGTCAGGCTTGCGACCAAACTGTGGGTTCTTTGCCAAGACAAGTGGGCCAACCTGAACGACTAAATCAGCGCCAATAACTGGCTGAGTTGTCACCCTGTCATAGAAGTATGCGTGGCGTGTGGGATCAAATCCAACCTGAACAACAGATGGGTCAAGCAAAAGTTGCTGTGCCAGAGCAAAGTCTGCGTCAGGATTAGACCCAACGAACGATCCTTTAATGGTGGCGTATGGGCCTTTCTCTCCACCTTGTGCAATCCGCAAGCCAGTTCTTTCACTCGCTGAGAAAGACACATTTTGTATTACTGCTGTCGCTTCATGCGCTATTACTCTGTTGTTGGAGTCATGAATGGTGGGCACCCAAACTCCCTGATACCTGTAGGCTGGGATATCAAGTCTTAAACTAATTGGCGTGCCAACCTCAATGTTAGATGCCTTGCCTAACTTTTCCAGTTTCTTTGGGGCAGTAGCCGACAAAGCACGCCTCATGTCTTCCATTGTTTCTGGAGCGGGGACAGTTTGATACGGCATGATAGGCTTAAATTCATTGACGATGTTGTCATACTCTTCGTATGTGATCTCACCATCAGCCAATCTATTAGCCGCTTTTTCAAGTTCAGGTACACGCTTGGTTACATCCTTAAAGTTTTGACCAATGCGCTCAATGTCACCTTTAAGTGGCACCATGTACCCAGCGCGAACGCCAGCAGTGGAATAGCGAGAGCCAGCAGGTGCTTGAGCGGCCTTTTGTAGGTTGCGCTGTCTCTTGCCGACCTTGCCAGCGAGGATGCCGTCAAACAATTCTGCGGCGCTGTTAAACCCTGCATCGCTGTGGGCTCTGAACACAGACTTAAAGAAGCGTACAATCTTTTGGAAGATACCCTTCGGCTTTCCGCCGACCTTGATGCGACCATCAGCGTAAGCGCGGAACATTTCAGCCACCGCTTCTTCTGCTATGTACTCTTGACTCTGACCACGGTTCATAATTGAAGCGCGTTCCATGAACGTGTAGTCTCGCTCTAGGTTTTTGCCAGCCTTTGACCGCACATACTTGCGATTGGTTGCCGCTTTAACCAGCATACTAAACTCAGCGTCAGTGATAACACCCAGCGACCGAAGCGAGTGGATCACCTCGTGGTTTACTACACCCTTGAGGCGCTGTGTAAGTTGTGCCTCTGTCAGGTTTGGATTATAGACCTCCATGGCAATCGTAATCATGCGGCGACCAGCATCGCCTGAAGTTTCATAAGCCTCTACGACATGACCACTTTTGATGCGCTCTGGCTCTAATACATTCTGGGTTACTAGATCAACATCAGACAAACCAAGGTCTTTGAACAAATACTTGCGGAGGTTGTTAGCCACTGTGTTGATAGTGCGCTTGTACTCGTCTGTAGGCTTTGCGCTCAGTGATTCCATCATGGCCTGACGCGCTTCATTGGACGTGATCTGAACAGCGTTCACTCTGTCTGCGTTGTCTGGCTGTGACTGATTAGCCAATGCTTGGAATGTGTTTACTCTTTCAGAGATGGCCTCAACTCTAGCGCTGGTCTCGTCAGCAACGCGCTGTTGGTTCTCGATCTCCATTTGTTCTTGTGTGTTGGTGGCGCCACGCTCTTTCAGTTCTTGCAGTTTGCGGCGTTCATCTGCGGCCTGCACTCTCAGAGCATTTAACTGAGATTCAAACTCTCTTAACTTGATGTGCTTATCAGACTGTACAGGCTCCTCTTTACCTTCAGGCAGAACAGCTTTGTGCTGAGTAGGTGATATAGGTGTAGCGTGACCCTTCTTAGCAAGGGCATCAACTGCCGCGCGCGCTTCGTTGACTTTCATTTTATACTTGCGCTGAATTTTTGGTATGCTAATCACACCATCTTTAGCCAATATGCTACCGTCTTTGAGCGACTGCTTCATGTCCTCAAAGTTCTCTATAACTTTTTGGTTAACAATGCTTGCTTCTTTTTGCTGTGCCTGCTCTGCCTCTGTTAACTTAGGCTCAAAGAACGCTGGCTTTTGTTTGGTAGCCTCACGATTGTACGCGGCAATGCCACGCTCCGCGCCATAAGCGTCAGTAACAATGTCTTGAAGTTCTTGGATTCCAATCTCTGAATCAACATCGGCGATACCCGTGCGCGTGCGGTACTGACGAACAGCCAACTGCTCATCATCTGGTAAGTTCTTTAGATCTACACCAGCAAAACCACCAACGGTTATCTCGCGCATCTTTTGCGCTTGAAGTTCTCTCTCCGCTGTAGGGTCTAACGCCAGTCTTTTCAGGCGCGCCGAATCTTCTAACTGCTTTTCAGTAGGGCCAGTTGTTGTTTCATCAACAACATTAACCTCTAGATTTTCTACCTTTTCTGGCTGTGGCAACAGTTGCTGTACTGGGTTGCCCTCGTCATCGTACTGCTCAAAGCCAAGAGATGCTTGAGCATTGCCAAAATCAAATTGCTTTTCGTTTGACTCTTCTCTGAGGTCGTTCTCTAGTTGACGATCCTTGTCAAACTGTTTGCGCACACGGCGACCGCCTACAGTATCAATCAAGAACTGTAATGTGGCGCCAGCACCGCCACCATAAATAGCATCATCTTGATATGCGCTTGCTGTAATTTCAAGATCTGGGTTGTATATATTTTGCTCAACAAGGTCTTGCATTATAGCGGCGCCAACTTCTTGCCCGCCTTCTATAAGTCCCTGTGTGCCAGCGTTCTTTAACCGTCTTGCAATAATTGATGTTGCTGTTTGCTTTTCTTCCTTAGGAACCTTTCTCAACATCTTTCCTATTTGACCGAACAAGCGACCTATAGGAAGCGCTTCTGTAGACCCAACGCCGCCACCAAGTATTGTGGCCCATTGCATCTGGTCGTCAGATAGTTGCTCTCCGTTCTCAAGGGCAAGTTGGATTCTATCCATCTGCTCCTTAGATCCAAGAGCGACACCTTGTGTTGCCGCAGTTGCTGTCGCCAAAGCGGTCGCTGTCTTTGCACCTGCGCCAGCAAGAGACGCGCCTTTTGCTACGCCTAAGCCGGGGATGAAGAAAGAGGCAACGGAACCTAAAGTTTGACCAGCCTTAGAGTATGGATCGTCAGTAGCCTCGCCAAACACATAGTCAACACCTGACTGAAGGTAATCTGATGCACCGCCAGCGATCTGACCTACCGTTGTTTCGCCGGGGTTATAACCTAAAACAGATTCGCCTAGGCCAACGATACCAGCAGGTATCTGTGCGAGACTGCCAAATACGCCAGAGCCAACACCAGAAAAGAAACCTTGAGATTCTGTCTCAATGAGTTCCTGATCTTCTGGCGCTTGCTGTAATGGCTTTTCTGTGGCGATAAGATACTGTGCAATTACCTCACGCTCTTGTTGCGTGGGCTGATCACCAGCAATCTTAAATTTATACTCGAACCCCGTGAATGGACTCTTGGTAGATACAACTGCCATTCTTAACTCGCGTTTGAAGATGTCGCATTACTTTGATTCATCGCGGCTAACAATGACGCAACGTCCACGGATGAACCAGATCCAATTTGACCAGACAGTCTCCTAGCTAGAGCCTCAAGTTGCGTCCGTGCACCGCCTTGAATCTTAAACTCACCGAGGTCATCGACTTCTCCAAGCGCTTCAAGTGTTTTCTGTAAAGTAGCGGCGGCATCAGACTCGCTAATACCTTTGCTTAGTTTTGCGCGGGCATTAATAAGATCAATGACACCTTCTTGGTATCTTGACTGAGCCTCACGCATAGCACCAAGACCAGTAAGACCAGCCTCGCCAAGAGCGCCCATAAGGGTTGGCTCTTTAGATGACATCAACTGCATCCCTGCTTGAGCGAGAGCCAGCCATTTGTCACTGTCTTTTTCTTTCTTCAGCATATCTTGAAGGTCTTTAATCTCAGCGGCTATACCGCCATACTCTTCTGATGTTGTATACTCAAGAGCATCTGCAAGCGCACTGGTGGCGGAATTTTCTTGCTCTTGTGCTTTTTGTATGGCGCCTTCGCTCTTAAGTCCACCCTCTCCCGCAATGATTGCTTCAGTTTTTTCTTGGATCTGTTCTGTAGAGGCGTCTGGTGGCAGATCATCCATCGCCTCAACAACGGACTTACCTACAATCTCTGCGTCTTCTTGGCTGGTAATGCCAAGATTACCAGCAATTTCCTCTGCAACTGAGGCGGCGCCAACACCGCGCTCTCCTGTCCGTGGGTCAGCGATATCAAATGGAGAGGTCCCCTCAGCCGCCGCTCTTGCAGAGCCAGCCGCCGTGTTGCCAATCATATCTTGGTTACCAATGTACTTCTCAAACTCTGTACCAACAAGGTCTTCATCGATCACATCCAAGAAGTCATCTTCTCTCCCAGCGCGGCGCCGTTGCAGTTCTTCATATTCCCAAGGGTTAACAATTTCTTGACCAGCCATTTGTGCGTCTTTGACGTATTGGTTGTAGTCGCTTTCCTTGGTGGCCCAGTTATCCTGCCACAACGGTGGGATTTCTACAGCTTCATCTGCATCTGTTGTCGTTGGAGATACAGTAGAGACCTGACGTTTGTTCACACCGAATAAATCTTGGATATCTGTTGGGTCTTCCATGCTCGCGGCTTCAATAGCCATGGAGTAATCTTGTTCGCTATAAGGCTGTTGCCCCTGCTCAAACCCAACAATCGCTGGCATAACAGTTTCCCTCTGACCAACAAGATCAAACTCTTGATCTGGAGCAATGCCAGTTTCCTGCTCAAAATACTTGAGATAGTTTTCAAAACTTTCAGGGTTGTCAGACTTGGGGGCGTAACGGCTTAGTAGTTCTCTTGGTGTGTTGATGCCATACTGTGTGCCATAGGTATTTAGAAGGCGAGCCAGCGCACGAAGTCCAGTTTGTGGGGATTCAAACTGAGCATATCCGCTTTGCTCTCCGGTCTCTCCAATAAACCCAGCGCCGGGGCGAATGTTCCCCGGGTTATTTATACGCAAGCCAAGTGGCAAACCGTTCTGTGCTTTTACGACACCGCCACCTTGGAAGAATTGTGCTGGCATGATTTGAGCAATGCCGCCTTTACCTTGTGGTGGAGGCAGTGCGCCAATGTTGCCGCGGAGTGTATTATATTGGAACCTAGGGTCTCTGATTGGTTGAGCCACTTGATACATTGATCGTTCAGCAAAAGGTGGGCGTCCCATAAACCCCGGGCGTTGAGCTATATATGGCTGTTGTGAGACCATTGGCTGAGGCTGGGAGCCCACACCAAACCGCTCGCTTGCCATGCTTTCAACTTCATTAAGGAATGGGTCAATTTTTTCCTGACCCATTCTGTCTGCGAGTTCACGACCATATGCCATGAGACCACCTGAGCGCATGCCCATTGCCTCTTCTTCAGACATTGCTCGTTGCGGCATAGGGGAAGGACGCATTGCTTGGTTCATTGCAGTGCCAACGCCACCTTGTGCTATAGAACTTTGTGGAGCCATAGCTTCTGACATTCCAGCGATACCAGATTGCGGCACACCGCCAGCGGCGATAGCCTCTTCTGCTACAGACATTTCGTTAGCAGCTTTTTGCTTGCTGTAATCATCACGCACACGCTTACGGCGGTTGATCTCACTGAGCACAAGAAACTGAGGAGCAGTGCCAGATGGCATCTGCATTTCTCTCACTAGCTGGTCTTCCGAAAAATCTTTGAGTCGATCTTGGATGTCAATAATGTTCATGGCTTAACCTGTTATGCCTTTGTACAGACCAAGGCCAGCAATGCCAGTGCCAAGCAATTGCTGGATCGGGTTGTAGGCTTGGAATTTTGAAGTTTCTGTAGAAGGTTGCACAGGGACGCCCCTGAGTATGGATGAATAGAACTGAAGTTGTTCGCGTGGATAGTCTCTTTGACGCACATAATCTTCGTATGCAACGTCCAAGCCAGCCTGTTCTCTTGCCTCGATATCTTTACCGATGCCCTCCAACATTCTAGCGGCGTCAACATCGCCAGCGCGAGCCTGCTCGCCAAGTTGAGCAAGGTTCATGCCAAGGCCAGCACCCAACTCTGCCGCGCCCAGACCAAACTTAGCCGCTTGCATGCGCTCTTGCGCTGTCATCTCCTGTTCACCCAACAACTGTTGTTGGATACGCGCGGCTTCTGCGGCTTGCTGTTGTTCAAGACCCATGCGAGCAGTGCGATCTCGTTCAAACTGCTGTTGCGCTTGCTCAAAGGCTTTCTGCTGACCAGCCGCTTGGATCTCTCCTAGTTGTCTGGTAAGCGCTTCACCCGCCAAGCCTTGCTGTACCGCTTGGCGCGAACCGCCAAACGCTCCGGCTTGGACTGCTTGGGCGGCTCTTGCGGCGTTTTGTCTTTGGGCGTCAAGGATTGCTTGCTCTTTTTGTACATCTACAACCTGTTGCATATATGGTGACATATACTGCTCGGCAGTGGCGCCGCCGAACTCTCCTGCTGGACCAAATTGGAATTGATCTGCTGTAGATTGGTATTGATATGGTTGGAAACCTGCCTGAGCAAGGGCGGCTTGCATCGCTTGTGTATTCGCAGCTGTGGCTTCAGGGATGCCAGCGATACCTTGACCAGCAATGTTGCGGATCATTTGTCGAGAACTCTCTACATCTTGCCCAGTATCAGCCATACGCTGACCAGTGTAAGGCTCGTACTCTCGTTTTGACTCGGCCTCAGTGCGCTCAAGCAACCGCTCAAAGTATGGCTGTACATACTTTGGCAAATTACTTTGTACTACCGTTTGTTCGCTAGGCGCAGACGACTTTGGTTTACTCATTATTTAACTCCATCCTATAGGCTATATAATCTGTTTCCCAGTTATATTTTTCTAGCCACTTGCCCCAAGCCCTCCTGCCATATCCTTCTAGGTGAGTGCATTGGCAATCTCTTCCATATTTTTCCATGGTTTCCTGTAGTAAAGGTAACCACTCCTTCATTCTTGTGCCCCCTACCCAGTCCATTGCTAGCGCTCTTGAGCCACCGGGGTACTGGATAATTCTTGTCGTTATTGCGCTCACTGGTTTATCGCCGTCTAGTATAAGCCAAAGCCCAAACGCTCCTATTTTTATAGAATCATAGACATCTTCAACTTCATATTTACCCTTTGATATGTCTGTAGATTTTTTTAGCAGTCTCTTTACATCTCCCCAAACGATGTCCAGAGCCTCGCTCGGAACCGCTGTAATAATCATACTGGTAGCATCTCTCCTTGTGGGACTTGCTTAGGTTGCTCTGTCTTTCCCGTGCGTAATTGACGAACACGATCCATCATTTCATAAAGGGCGTCAGCGCCAGCGTCAGTTGAGCCATTGCCAAGACCGCTTACTACATCAGCGGGCACAATAAACTCACCGTCAGAAAGAACAACATCTTGCTCACCTTCTAACGTAGCAGGGATCATGTCGTCCATGCCGTCACCTACGCCATTTACCTTGCCCTCTCCGACCATTTGATCTTCGTCAAACTGACCGCTGTTTACGCGCTCTACGAGGTCCTTCAGGGCCTCTTCACCGTATCTTGCTAGGAATCTACCAAGGACCATCTCAGCGTTCTCTGATCGGCCTTTAATAGCGTCTACAGCCTGACTAATAATTTCTTTGTCGTTAGGCTCTGACACCTCGCCGCCTTCTTGATAGCGCAGTTCAGTTATACCGCCGCCAGCAAAAGGTTTGAAATATCTAAACTCAGGGTCGTACCCGGGGCGATAAGATTCTCCCGGCGTAAACTTTTGATACTTTGCCGTCTCTGCTTCTGGTGGCCCCTCACCTTCTTCTGGCATATCCACACCGACTGGCTTCAGAAGAGACGGGAGAGCGGCTGTGCCAGCAGCGCTAAGAGCGTATGGGTTCATCGCGCCTTTCATAGCGCCCTGCCCGATCAAAGACCTTGTTGGATCTGGGGCGGTTATGCTACTCATAAATCCTGTGCTGGGCGTTGAGGGCATAATATCTGGAAAGCCCATGCCCGCTTGCAAGCCTGCGGTTGAATCAACCATAGCGCCCCCAGTCCCTAGTGGACCGCTAACAGGAATATTTGGGTTTAAGCTCGCTAGCTTTGCCGCTTCTGCTGGGTTGGCGACCTGCATCGATTCTAAGCCGGGTTGAATACCAGCCGCATCAGCGCCACCAAACACAGAGCCTAGAGCCTTACCGCCCATGTAGGAAAGAAAGCCTGTACCAATAGCAGTGCCAAGATCGTCACCTTGTGCAAGAGACCCTAAGCCAGAGCCCAAAGCCCCCGCCATAAGAGGGGTCATTGATCCCAGCATTCCTGCGCCAGCAAGCGCTGAACCCCCAAGCCCAAGTAATAATGGTAACGGCATTCTTTACTCCTTACGCCATTTCATATTCTGTTTTGGCATCAAATGAAGGACAGGCTTTTTCCGAGAAGTCTCGGTGTCCGTATACAACAGCGTCAGAGTACCTGTCCAACAACTCGTTTACTAATTTATCCATGGAAGACTTTTGTGCTTCCGTGCGTGTGTCTTTAGGATTTCCGTCAGCGTCAGCACCACCAACGTAGCAGATGCCGATGCTGTCAGCATTGTGGCCCCGACAGTGAGCGCCACTAATATCTTCAGGGCGACCCGAATGGACAGAGCCATCCAGTTCAATAACCCAATGATAACCAATATCACTCCAGCCGCGCTCCTCAGTGTGCCACCTACGGATCTCCGCTGTTTTCACATCCCTGCCTTCTGGTGTATCAGCGCAGTGAATGATTACTTTATTGATCTCCCGCATATTCGCCACCATACTCTTCTATCAGTTTGTTCATAGGAACCCATGTTCGCTCATTTATTATACCATCTTTAATACCGATTTCGTATACCCCGTAACTCCATCCAGTAATACTATGTTTAGCATACTCCTCAACGTGGCCTTCGGGTAGACTACAACCTAAGTTCATGACAGTTATTTTACCGCCAATCTTAGGAAAAGTTTTATCTAACCTTTTGTGAGTATGCCCAAACACAATATCATGTAGAGCGTCTCTCGATATTTGGTTCTCGGCATGCATGCCGCCGTATGGCTTGCCCATCATGTTCATTGGTGCATGAGTAAACCCGACATCACCAATGTAGTAAAACTCACCATAAGGCGAATACGTCCACCCGTAATCGTCAAGAGTTGCAAATAGCAACTGGTCCAACATCTCCACAACCTCTGGGTTTCTGTTAGTAAACGACCAAATCCTATCTTCGTGGTTGCCAAGTGTTACATGCCTCTTTATGTCGGCGCCGCCAAGCCCTTTATGGAAAGCCCGAACAGCACACTGGAAGCTAATCATGTCCTGTTTAAATGTAGGCTTTTCTTGACCCTTAACTGTGTCGTTTCTGTCGAACCTATTAAGAGAATCACATGTGGCGAAATCGCCTATCTGTATTATCTCATTAATCTCTCGCTCTTTTGCGTATCTGCCCATAGCAAAAAACCGCCTCTTGTCTGGCAGTCTTGGTCCATCATGGCAGTCTCCGATTGCGAGCACTCGCTTTGTTTCATCGGGCTTAGACTTGCGTTGTTGTATTCTGTATGTAGGCTTTACAACGACTTTAACTTCCTGCGCTGGAGTTGACTCTGTTGCTGAAACAATGGCGCCCTCCGTGACAAGGCCGCGCTCTCTGGCAACTCTTAACCTAGAGGTATATGTGTTGTAGTTTATTCCCGATAGTTTAGCGGCTTCTTTTACAGAGTAATTAGCTTCAACAAAGTGCTTTACTGTGGAGGCGAGCACTTCGTCTGAAATTTTAGGCATTGGCATTAGCCGTCTCCCCTAATTAAAGATGGCTAATAATAACACTTTTTAATAGATATTGTAACTATTTAGTAAACCTGCCTAATATGTAATCTAAAAAGCCAGAATAATTTATTACTTTGCAACTTTCTTAATTTTTTCTACAGTCCTAAGGCCACCAAGTCCCAGCATACCGAGAAGAACAGTCATAAGGCTGTCCATATCAAACGCAGGCAGGTCTGGGATTTCTACCCCAGCCATGCCCGCCCCAAAAATAATAAACGGGCAGATGACAAAGTGCCATGCCATTGCAAAAGAAAGACACCAACCAAGAAAGGGCCTCCATCCCGCAACAAATATAGAACGGTGCTGTGCTTCGGCTTTATTAATTTCCAACTGCCCCATGATTTGCTCTTGCATATGTCGCTCTGACATAGTGGCAATCTCATGTGCGAGTTTTGCTCTCTGATCTTTGTCTTCAATAAACTTATCTAGAAGACTTGTTACTGGACCTATTAATGTTTGTAGCATTTTCTCTCTCCTGAATTTGCTTTTTCATAGCGATTATTCTTAACCTAATACTCGCCACCTTTTCCTCTAGAGTTAAGTTTTCTTGTTCTCGTTGTTCATCCATATCGCAAAAGCCCCCGTCATTGCGCCAGTAACCACAGATACTAAGCCCGCTTGACTAGGTGTCGGGTCTGGCAAAGTCATGAACCATTCTACCACACGCCAACTCATAACTGTCATAGCAATCATCATAAACCTAGGAAGCAGTTTCCATTTTAATACTTGTTCTGCTGACATTGTTCTATATAACTATTTTTACTGTGCCACTATCATTCCAAAGAGCGCCTATTTCCAGACCTGTAGATGATGTTGGCAAATCGGTTAATGTAATCTTTGTCGCGCGCATTTCGCCCGGGTTTCTTTCTTGCTCAATAAATAGTTCTAGCGCCCTGATTAGATCTTGCATGTAAGTTAAATCATACTCTGGCCTAGGCTCTGGCAGTCTTGGTGGTGGTATTTGATTGGATGACACTAGCGCCTCCCATCAGTCCTGATGTCAACTCGTGGCGAACCAAGTTTCCACTTGCTACCTAAAGCATCTGACGACACCTTCATAGAGTAAGAGCGCCCCCTGATTCTTACATTTAATTCATTGGTAAATTGCTCAACTGGAGACGTTGCGGTTCTAGACGCTACACCAGTATCTGTGGAAGAATAATTCTGGCCGGGGAAATTTCTTGCCTGCACAGTAAAGGTTGCTTGAGGGGAAGCCAAACTAGTTGACCCATTGAATGTAATGTCTGGAATAATTTTTCGCAGGAAAGTAAACTGCTGACCGTCATCAATATCCATTGGCGCCGATTCAACAAAAGAAGACATGGCAGAGCCGTCATCATCATAACCAAACTCATGGTTGTACAAAAGATTACCTGATCCTGTTATCCCAGCGGCTATTGGGTAAGGCCGAGTCCCTCTATCAAGCCAAGCTGTTCTGCCCAAAGCGCCATAGTACCAAAGGTTATCATTGTAATTATATATGACGTACCTATCGTTTTGTCCGTCACCACCGTTTGCTACTGAGTTTGTGTCAGAACAATAGAACCACACAACCTCGCCAAACTCCGAGTTAACTCCGGCAACAACCTTGTCAGTTTGCGCTAGGTTAAAGTCAAGAAACACTTTATCCCTTACTGTGCAATCTAGTTGCTTTGTTTGACCAGCATACATATAGAAGTTATCTATGCCCATCCAGACAACAAAGTCTTCTGTTGCCGCAACGGCGTTAGGCCCCATAATAGTAATGCCGGAAGACAATGGTTGCGCGCCAAATGTATACGGTGGCCCAATATAACGTATTGAGTTTAGCGATGTATCAGTCCAAACAAGTATTTCTCGCTTGGTCTCAATAGCGGTAACAAACTCTGATCCAGAGCCTAAGCGCAAATCACCAGCGGTGTTGGTCGATGTAGGCCACCAGTCTACTGGATTTTCTTGCGAAGAAAATCTAATGAGGAGCGGGTCTTGCACCCCATCACCTTGAGTTGCACTGCTGTTGGCGCCAAGACCATCGCAACCAAAAGCAATAACGTGTCTATCTTGGTCAGACACAAGCACTTGCTTTGCGATTGTTGGTACACTAGTTTTTGTTCCGCTAGCTGCTCCAGTGGTGGCGGCGCTTAACTCAACAGCGCGGTTTGATAATGTTTGAGTTTTGTCCCAGTAGTATATGCTAGAGTCTCTTGGGTTTAACAAAAGATCTTCGCCAAAGTTATCATGTGCCCACAGTCTAATCTCTTTTGTTGTGTTTGTAGCGGACGCAGACCCCCAAGTTCCACGACCCCATGTGCCAGCGCCCCAGCCAGTGCCGCCAACGGTTGTGTCTAGACCAACATTAATTTGATACGCGCCCACAACACTAGACCCGCCGTTACCCGTGTCGGATGCAGTTGCTGTCGCAGACACAGTAATAGTGTATGTATCAGCATCGGGAACTGTTACCACCTGATGCTCTTGGTTCAATATGTCTGCTGTGATATTACCGCCTAAAGACACGGCACCAGAGAATGTAACAAAATCATTTTCAATGGCGCCATGAGATGTGTCAGTGACTGTGATTATTGCACTGCCATTTGTCGCAGAAAACGTCACGTCACCAGCCGCTGTTGTTTCCCTGATTGGCGTTATGTCATTGAAGCCCTCGCCCTCTTCAATGTAGTATTTTAAGTTGGTGCCGACACCCAAATAATTTGACCCGTCAAGAGCAATCCAGTTGTGTAACGCTCTAGCGCTCCCCAAGTAGGAAGAAGAACTATACTTCTTCCAGCCACCAATTTTCTCTGGATAGCCAAAACGAAATCTAATTTTGTCGCAGTCAACCCACCCGCCTTCGTTACTGTACGATGTGATTTCGCGGTTTATGCCCGGACGGAATTGTAACTTAGTCAGTGGCATGCTACCCCCCGATTAAGTTTTTGTTCAAATTTTCTTTTACGTTTAAAGCCATGATCTCATGTCCAATCTTGTTGGCCTCAACCATCTCGTTACGAAAACTTTCTACAGCGGCGCCTGTTGCTCTTGATTGCTGTGCGTTTTCTATAAGTAGCATAGGAAGCCACGCCATAGCACACCCCCACTCTTCGGTCTGCTCGCCAGTGTTAGGGTTTGTGCCGCTAATTTTCATAAACCATGCACAGTCAAATTGACGGCAGGGGTCAAAATTATTAAGCGGGCAATTTTGCTTTACCTCAATTTTCATGTTTAATCTTTCTCTGCAATAATTACATCAACGTACTGGACATCCATATCAATAGATGTACCAGTAAACGCAGATGAAACTGCTAGAGTGCCAGCGCCGTGTGAGTGAGACCCACCGCCTCCAGCAGAACCGCTATTGACTGTGGTGTTGGGGCTTCTAATCAAATCTGATTCCTCGCCGCCAGCGCCGGGGGATGTATCATGCGTTCTATAGCCAATGGTATGCGTATGCGCTGGAATTTCAGATAGCGTTAAAGTGTGGCCAGCAGTGCTCCCTGAGACTGTGTTGCTAATAGAACCAGAGACAGATTTACTGTCAAAAGCAGTAGTAAACGCTACAGTACCACCACTGCTTGCTGTCCCCGACACCACACGAAGCGCTTTGTTGTTATGTGTTGTGTCTTTAGTCCAGCCTGTGGGCGCTGTTGTTTGCTGAAACAACATCTTGGTGCCAGAAGCAAATACAGCGTTGCTTGCAAGTTTAGCGACAGTAACTGCGCCATCTACAATTTTAGCAGTGGTAACTGCATCGTCTGCAATTTTGGCAGTGGCTACAGCATCATCTAAAATTTTAACTGAGGTTACAGCATCGTCTGCAAGTTTAACAGATGTAACAGCGCTATCTGAAAGTTTGGCGGTGGCAACAGCAGTGTTTGCAAGTTTCGCAGTGGTAATGGCGCCGTCTTCAATAGACGCCGTGTCTATTGTCATTTTAGTTACAGCCGCACTAGCGCCAGCGCCATTTGAGAAAATCCAACTAAAAGCGCCAGCCTCAATTGTAGCGTTGCCGCCGGAGCCTTGGGTAAACACAGCAGACTGCGAAGTGTTGTTGTGAACCAAGTAAGACTTTTGTTGATCGCTTGGAGTTATTGTAATTGTGTTTGTGCCAGACGGTGACCCACCCAACACAAGAACCTTATAATCCCCTTCAGACACGGCGCCGTCTGATGTTGACAGGGTGTGAGTTGTCCCTGACAAAGATATAGCACCAACGCCATTAAGAGCGCGGTCAATAATATCAAAGTTAATGTTAGTGGTATCGCCCCAAGTACCGGACTGTTCGCCAGTAGACGGCTTTTCTATACCATTGTTTGAAGTGTAAGTTGAGGCCATCTATACCACCATTTCATTCCATGTTTTGATTGTAACACTAGCGTTGATCTCTGTCCATGAGTCTCCGCTGTGCGTAATTTCTGCCCAAATTTCTGGGTTGGTTGATGCGTCAATCGGAACCCACAGTAAGTTACCGTCTGTGGTCATCACAAACGCGAATATCATATCTGAATCAGCCGATGCAGTAAAGTTAGCAGCGGTAGACTGTATAAATGCAGACACCATTTCTGCTTCGGTGATTCTAATAGCTATTCCG